AACGTTCCCGTCGCATCGGTCTGAACAGAAAACTGACTGGCCGCTACGTACAACGGCGTAAGGCCCACGGCCTCCCACTGGGTGAAGGCAGCTACATCAGAGGAGGCAGAGGAGATGTCAGCGCCGCCGTAGACGCCCACATCGTCCTTGTCCTTCACTAAAACGTCATACAGGCCGTTTATGTAGATCGCCGCCCGGCCCGCAGCGTCCAGAACAACAGGGTCCGCGTTCGGTACCAGGCCCGCCGCGTCGCTGTAGGTGGGCTTCGGGGTCAGGTACATGCCGTCCGGCTCATAGAAGTACACCTTCCCCCCGGCCAGCGGATCGCCCAGGTTGTCAAAAAACTGTGCTTTGACAGGCGGCAGAGGCGGTAATGTTGGCATATCAGCGTTCCTCCCGTTCAAGTTTGTCTAAATGGTATTTGACGTTCCTGCTTATCGCTCCTTCGGCCCTCAGTTGCCGAAGAAGATTTTCATACTCCGACCGCGACATACTCTGCTTTAGCTGCCGCAGCTTCCTCGCCTTTTCCTCATTGCTCGTCGCCCGGTATATTGCATCTATCTCGGGCCGTGCGGCTACGCCTGACTGAATGCGCTTGTATTGCCGAAGGAATTGATTCGGCGTCTTCTCCCGGCGGTCAATGGTTCCCTCGTCCACAAGCTCCCCGTAGAGCCTGCGCACCTCTTTAGCGTTCACCACGCCCTTTTGACTGTTGATGCTTTGCTTGATCGCGGATTGTACGTCCAGCGTATTTCGCGCACGACGTGAGCGCACTTCCTGGCCGACCTCGGATAACGCTTCTTTCTTCCCCGCATCGGAAATTTTCAGAAACGTGCCGAGCACGGAAAGCGGGAACGTTTTTAAGATTTCCTCAACAGGCGTCGTCTCTTTCACCAGTTCGTCATACGCCGGATCATAGAACAACCGAAGGCCCAAAGAGCGCCAGACATGCTTTCCCATCGCGGCCTGCGCTTCCTTGCCACCTGCCTCAAACGCGACCATGGGGATGATCGGCCTGCCGCGCCAGTCGTCTATCGGGTTGATGCCGTTAATATAAAAGGACCATAAATCCATGCCTACTTGAATCAGCGGGTTCCAGCCATACGGGTTTGTCTGCGCTGCATCACGCACGGCCTGCTTTACGTTGCCCGTTGCAAGGTCATATGTAATAGCGCCGAATACCTGCCCTTCGTAATCTTCCGGCAAGCGGAGATAAATCGACTTGCCGCGCTCCGTCAACCCAAGCGGAATAATCGTGTGCATACGCTTGTCGTAGGTGCTTATTCCGGCCATGATCTTTTTCACGTCGTCCGACATAAACGCTGCGGCCATGAGTATAGCCTTGCTCACCATATTCATGGCTACGGTCTTCCAGACATACGCCGCCCGGTCCTGGTTGAACGATTCCACCATGCGCCGAATGCCTTCCTTGTTCACATTGGAGAACAAGAAGACGTTGTTCGTGAACATATGCAGCGACCCCTGCCGCTTGATGTCAGGCGTACCGACCCGCACCCGCACCCGGTGTGCAAGTTCACGAGGCGGGAGCTTCGCTTCATGTTTGAGGTATTTGAAACCGGCGATTTTAGAAGTCTGCTCGCTTACCCGCCCCAACTTGTCCAGATAATCGTACAGGTCAGTGAGTTTCCCGCGAATGCCTTCCCGCTTCACATGATCCATAAAGTTAAGTTCAAAGTCTTCGGCAATGCGCTCAATTTCGGTGTGTAGCGTTTCCTCTCTTGCCCCGTAATGTCGCTGAGCAACCGTTGCGAACGTCCGGGCTGCTTCGGATACATCTTCACTACGTTCGCCCTTCATTACGTCCCGCCAGGCTTCGGGCAGCGCCTGCTTGTAATATCCCAGGAACTTCGGCACATCCCGCAGCCTGATTTCAGGGTTGTTCTTGATCGTATCCAACGTATCACGGATGATATTGCGTGCCATCCAGATAGGATTCTTTGATACCAGAATATCCCTGATAGGACGATTCGCCAATTGCCATAATTCGGCAATCTTAGTTGCCTGGAACGGCGAGCGCTCGAATGTTTCCGCAATCGGCTTGCTGATATAGTAGTGCTCTGGCTTGCCGTTGACCATGACGGTCATCAGCCCGAGCTTCGGGTCCTTCGGCTCTACCGCTATGCGACCGCCTATGTCATGGCTCCACTTCATCGTTGCCGGAACAGCAAGGTTTGCCTGCTTGAGCGACGCAACGATCTCGCGCTTGCTCTGATTGATCTTTGCCGCCCGCAACAGGCTCATATCCTGCATGATCGTGGCAAGAAACGGGCTTTCGATCTCCGAAAGCGTACCGATCTGCTTGTATATCTTTGCGGAGGCCCCTTTGCCGAACTTCTTATCCATCCAGCGCGTAACGGAAAACTTCGCATATGCCTTGCGGCCCTTCACCAGTTCGGCAAGCTCTTCGCTCCACATGCCGGATTCTTTCACTTCCGGGTATACTTCCGTTTCCCGGATTGCCCGATAGTCAGACACGACCTTTTCAAGCGTCTGATGCTTTTCCGCGCCCAACTGCTTTTTCAATTCCGCAAGCGTATCTCGTGCCGTCTCCGGCGTATGCCCGAGCGGGTTCGCTATCGTGGTGCGCTCTTCGGCTACACGCCGCAGCATCATATACGTTGCTATATCCTGCTCCGAAAGTCCGGCCTGCTTCATGGGCCTGAGTATCTTGACGCTCATGCCTAACAGATAGTCTTGCACCCGTGATGCTATGTTTTCTGTCTCTTCAAGCGCTAACCGTGCGTCCCTGCCTTCCTGAATGCCTTCCTTTTCCTGCTTGCGAATGACTGTCAGCGCTTCCTGGTTACGGTCAACCAGCCAGTGCAGAAGCGTATCCTTTGCGCTCTTGATGTCTCCCCGGAGACGGTCGTTCAGTTCCGCCCGCGTTACTTCTCCGCGCTTCCACATCTCGTATATTTCAACTAGCCGATGCTCACGAATAGCCGCTGGATTGTTCATCCGGTCCTGCAACTCGTCGTACATCTTCATGACTTCCGGCTTTCTCTCAAGATATGCAAGCCAGGAAGACGTGAATTTCTGCGCAACCTTTCTCATCAGGTCGGGCTCGTTGAGCATGATTGATACGGCGTCAGCGTACAACTCCTTGCCGGAATACCGCAGCTTCGTGTAGTTCTCGTTGCCCTTTTCGTCAAACGGCTTCCATATCTGCGTGATCGCCTTCAATTCCGCCATGATCTCAGGCCGGGAAATAAGATTGCGAAACGCCTTTTCCTTGCCGACCAGTTCCTTATAACGTGCGTGCATAACCTGCCGCTGCTCTTTCGTCGAGCCCTGCGACCAGTGCCACTTCGGACCCATGATCTCCGTCTGCGCCTGTTTGCGGAGCGAATTTCTGTCCTCATCAGACAGGATCGTACCCTTCTGGTCCGGCGTCGCCTCGATCATCTGCTTGAGATACCCTTTGAGCGATGCAACGCGCCCGAGGATATTCCCGCGTCTGAGGTCCTTGTCAGGCAACCAGTCGGCCAGGTGCCCTATTTCGTGAGCAAGCACTTTCGGCGCAAGCGTTGGGTCTTTCTCATACGCCTTGAGTATAAAATCGCCCGTCGTCCTGTCCCGTTCGTGCTTTACGACAATCTTGTCTTGAGGCAAGCCGGTCTCTTCGATAACCTTTGCCTTAAATTCCTCGATCTTTTCCGTCATTGCCTCGCCGGATTTCAGCCGGATACGCGCCCTTCTGACAACTTCTCCGAGGAAAATATCTGCTCGAAGCTCAATGCGCCCTTCTGCGCCACGCGCCCTGAAAACGCCCAGGTTCTTCATGCGCTCCCGGATGATAGGATACTTACCCTCGTTGATCTCTTTTGCCAGTTCGAGGATTTCAGGCGATTCAAGGCCCTTGCGAGGCCGTTCGGCATAACCGCCCTGTTCAGCCGTTCCCTTCGACCCGGTACGCTTCGGCGTCTCGGTCTTTATCCCGCCTGCTTTCTGCTTCGGCTTTATGCTTGGCAGTTTCGGTACACCCTGCTCCTTGACCGGCGTAGTGGGAAACTGCTTGCGGACGATCTCCTTGAACTTCTGAAGCGTCGCCCTGTCGTTGTAGACCGTGAACGTGCCGTCATTCGGGATGGCAATCGTAACGGACGGAATGCCCTCCGTTTCTCCTGCGTCTATCTTCTGCCGCAATCTTGCCTGCTCCGGCGCGGTCTTAATCGCCTCGTCGATGTTCTCTATCAGGTATTTCTTTTGTTCCTTGAGCGCCTTCGCCGTGTTCGCCGGTACCGCTTCCGTCGCCTTCTGGACGACTTCTTTCGGCGTCTCTTCCTGCTGCCGAACGGCTACCCCGGCAATCTGCTCGTCGGTGAGCTTCTTCGTTTTGACTTCCGCCTTGATTTCCGCCACGGTCTTCTGTTTCAGCGTCTTGCGCAGTTCCGGCTCGATCTTCGCCATGGCCTTCTGCGTACCGTTCTGCCGCGCCTTCGTAATCGCCCCGTTGATAATCTCGTCCTGCATGGCAAGCGGGCCGTGCTGCTTCACGCCTTCGGCAATATCAGGCAAAACGGTCTCATCTCCGCGAGAAACGCGCTCCACGGCTTCATCCAGGGTGACTTCTTCGCTGATCTTCGTCTCTGGGGTAAACTTCTCGCGGCTCAGTTCCGCCGCCATCTCAGGAGAAACAAGAGGGGGAGCGGGAGGCTCGGTTGTCCTGTCAACCGTGGTATCCGCCTCCCGCTCGGGGGGGGGCATGGTAGTCGGTTCTGTTTCTGCAACTTCTGCCTGCCCGGTACTGCCGGGGGCTTCAACCTCCACATCGGGCCGGGCATCAAGCGATCCGCCCGCCGCAATGGATCCACCGGCGCCGAGCAGCCAAGACGCGGGCATGACGTTCACACCCCGTTTCATGGCCTCGATAACGTCCGTACCGAGGATCAAGGCCTCTGCGGGCTCTTCCGCTGCCTCCGTCACGGCCTCCGTCGCGCCAGCCGTAAACCAATGCACGAGCTTACGCCATGCCGCAGCCTTCGCGGGACTGCCCTGGAACATCTTGCCGAGGGATAGCGCGTTCAAGCCGGTCGATGCCGCTGCCATCTGATACGCTTTCTCTCTCGCCTCTTCCGGCGGCATACCCATTTTCAGGGCTTCTTCGTAGGTGCCGGAGCCTTCGAGCATCCCGCCCGTCACGCCGCCGCCTACCATAAGGCCGACTTTCGCCAGTCGCTTTATCAACTCCGGGGTCCACTTGTAGAACTTGCCCGCGATCTGAACGCCCTTTGCCGCGCCTACTCCGGGAACAACGGAGGCTACTACTGACGGCAACGCCTCCCCGGTAGTTTCCGCAAGCCATCGGGGATCAAGTGCCATGGAAGGCTCGTCAAACAGCGAGCGCCCCTCGTACTCTTTCGGCATACGATACGGCTCTGCCGATTCTTTGGCCCATTCCTGGCCTTCCTGCCCTATGGTTTCGAGCAATTTGCCGAAGTTTTCAGCGATCCACTGGCCGCCTTTGCCCTGCATAAGCTGCTTTGCAAAGGCTTTCGGATTCCGCAAGCTGCCGCCGACAATTTCAGCCGCGCCGGACAGGGAGCCTATCGTCTGCCGGGTGCCGCGACTGACACCCCGGTAAATTGATTCTGCTACCGTCCCTTCGTCCTGGTCCGTCTTGCCGAATCCCATCGGTCCCGCAAGCGCCAAACCAGAAGGCGTCAGGCGAGAAAGGGCTGTCAATTCCTTGACAAGGCCGGGACGGGACGGTTTTTTGGGCGCAGAACCGCCGAGGTCCATCTCGTGGAACTCTTCGGTTTCCAGATTATACAGGCCGGTCTTTCCTTCATACTCGGCGCGTTTCAACGTACCTTCCGGATAGAAGGTTTCGCTTGCCTCGTCATAGTACCCGGTCTGGCCTTCGTATTCAGCCCGTCGCATTCGCGCCTCAGTTGCCGATAAACTTTATTTTATCCTTTGATACTTTCTTGCTTTTAGCGGGGTTTTTCCCCTCGGCGGCTTTCATTTTCTCAATGTACGGCCTGCGCTCTGGGGGAAGCAGGGTTTCCTTGAACTCCTCCAGTCGCGCCTCTATGTCTATCTCATCAGGGTCCCATGCGTTGGCCTTAAGCTGTTGTAATCTTTTTTCTTCGGCAACGTACTTGTTCCAGGCGTCCTTATCGGTCACAATACCTGCCGTACTGCCACGCTTCGGACCTCTGGCCTTCGCCGTCTCGACTGATGATTCCTTTCTGATCTTTGCCAGTTCCATCTTAAGCATATTAGCTTCGTCAATAGCCATTGAAAGAACCATACGGATTTCGTTCGGGTCTCCTCGCTTCTCCACCTCGGCAAAGCGAGAAACATCAATGCCCTGCGAATCGTACCACTTATTCATTTCAGAAAAGCGCTGCGGCACTTCGTTCGGCGGACTGTTCAGCACCCACATCGCGCCGGAAGATAAATGCTTTACATCCTGTTCAAGAGCGTCCCATTCGGACTTCTTCAGGCTTGTCACATATTCCCGAATTTCCTTTTGACTGACGCCCTTTGCCGCTGCCTTAGCCTCCATGCCGGAATAGTCCATCCGCCCCGGAGTTCCCGGCTGATCGACCGTGTACGCCGTTTCATCCCCACCGGCATCCATGGCGTTTTCTGTCATTGGTCCTCCAGGCGTAGGCGGAACGTAGCTTTCCTGAGCAAGCGCGTTCATGCCCTGCCGGTTTTTCATTTGCCGTTCAGCTTCTTCCAGTTGCATCATTTCAAGCTGGTTTTTCTTGCGTTCTACCGGCGTATATGCTGTTGGATTGTAGCCTGTTCTTCCCATTTTATCCTCCGCCTTGCCATCGACACAGGTCTATCACGACCACCAGCCTTGACTTTTTCCGTAAGCCTGGAATCCTTTCCCTGCCGAATCTGCAATGCCTTCATACATGCCTGCTCTGGCATTTCCTATGTCATTCTCAGCGTCAGCACGTGCGCTCCCTTGTTTCATCAGGTTGTTGCTGATCTGATTCGCCGTATTTGCGCCGAATTGCCCAACTTGAGAACTGGTATCCCGGCCCAGGCCGGAAAGGTCAGCAAGTCGTTTGGCAATTGCGGAAAATTCCGTCGAGGCGAAGTTCTGCCCGTACTCAGAAAGCTCTTTCATCGCATTGCCGCCGTAGTACCCGCCCGCCGCCGCCGCCTTCCTGTTCGTCATTTCCTCGCCCGTCTTCAAGCGAAACTGATACGACGGATCAGACGTTAGCATGGCGTTTCTGTCCATGGGCGTCCGGTTCGGATCGTCCGAGGTAGACGGCAAGCCGATTAAGTCTTCATAAGCATAAAGTGCGTTTTTCCCGGACCTCATCCAGGGGGCCATATCAGCCCGCGTCGTATCGTACTGACGCCGCTGTTCGGCTATGGACGCATTGGCTGCACGTTCCTGCGCTTCCGCCGCTCGTTGAGCCGCTTTCTTTTTGGAGCTTCCGCCGAGCCATGAGCCTATGGCGCTGATTGCGGCTCCTGCAACGTATCCCCACACAGCCATTGCGTCACCTCCTACAGTTTCGTCCAGCCGGAACCATTATGCCAGTAAACGCCTTCTCCGCCGCCGGGGTTCCACGCTACCCCATCCGCATAGGCCAAAAGCCCGCGCCGCCGCATGTTCTCGGGCGGTTCAACTTTTCCATAGTCCGGGTGCGTCGGGTCTGTCCATCGCCAGACTTGATCGTATTGTCTCTGAAGCTCAGTAAACCACGACTGCCAGGCCGCAGATGAAACCACTTCTGCTCCGGCAATAGGATCGCGCAATGGCGCGGAAATCAACATACTATTTGATCCTCGCTTCCTTGATGACCGTCTCTACCGCATCGCTTCCCCGCAGCCGAAACAGCCAGCGCCGCGCCGTGCCGAAGCGCCTGCTTTGCGCTCGCTTTTTGTACTCGCCCATCTTGCCGACACTTATCATGCGGGGATTGCTCCACGTCTTGCCGCTATCGTTCGAGTAGGACAGCATCACAACGGGGCTTGGTTCTCCTGCCGTTCCTACGCCCGTTTCCATCTCGATCTCGATTTCACTGACCGGGAAGCGCCGTCCCTTTTCGTCGTCGTATATTTCCGGTGCCATGCGTTCCCATTGCACGGTGTTTCCGTACTCGGTATACAGATCCAGCCGAAGTCTTCCGCACTTGCCGCTTATAGAATCGCTTACAATATGATTCCCGTTGAAAAAAGCGTAGCAGTGCGCCCGGTGCCGCGTCTGTTCCCCGTCTACCGTGCTTTCCCGCTCGTGCCACATATTCGTCGAAACGTCGAATACAATGGTCTTGCCCTCGCTCGGGAAGGTCAGTTGATACATCGCCCGGCCTTCCTGCGTATAGCCGAATCCCTGCGCATCGGACACGTCCGCCATCTGATTGATCAGATAGTCAATGCCCGGATCGGAGATTTTCTGCGGCTGATACCCCCGGACGCGGACGACGACGCGCTCGCCGCCTGCTCGTGACCGAGCAAGAAAATACTGCGCGGAGTCCAGCTTCACGAGGCTCCATCTTGCGGTCAGACCGTATTCGAGCACCGCCCCGGAGACGCGCTGAAACGGGAAATTCAGCAAACCGGCATTGCGCCAGACTTCGGTCGAAAGCGCACCATAGACCCATAGTTCCTGATGATCGGAAAGCACCCGAACCACATCGTCGGGATCGCCTTCCGCGCCCTCGAAGGCAAGGGCCGCCCATGAAGTCCCATCGTAAAGGTCAGATGCCCGGACCTTGTTCGTTCCGGGATCATGCGTGAAGAAATAACCGTCCTGGAACGTGCAGGTATCGCTGCCGACAAAATCAGGGTCGGCAATCTGGCTGAAGGTGTCCGATGCCAGATTATGCAGATAGCCGTAAGGGGAGCCGTCCACGATCAGAATGTCGATGCCGTTGTCCGTAATGGATACCGGCCCGCTGTTTGTATTCAGCGTTCCCTTGCGCACATACAGCCAATTCGGAAGAATCCTGTAAAAACCATCTCCGAATACGCCCCAGAGCGCCGTCGTTTCTATTTTTGACACAACATACAGCCCCCGGCATACCGGGGCGCCTACGTTAAAAAGCTGCTCGATGCCCGGCGTCCGTATCAGCCTGATGACCTTCTTGTTGCTGATGATCGGTATCAGGTTGACGCAGCGCTCGGTCGCGTCGTGGTTGCTGTATGTCGGCCCGCAAAAGTTCAGTTTCACCCGGTTATTCTCCGAATGTCAGAATATTGCCGTTCCCGCGCTGTCCTGCCGGAAGGCTGATCTTCGCCATCAAAGGCCGCCTGTTTTTGCTCATAATCATCGCCTTGCCGCCTGCTGCCAGGGCAAGAATTGCCTCGGACAATTCCGCTTCGTAGTCAGAAGCGACCCGTACCGCGAGGTTGTATATCAGCGCTTCTTCGTAGCCCGACGGAAACGATACCAGCGACCACAAGTCCGCAAAGGCCGTAAATGGCTTGTGGCTTACAAGCCGCAGGGTATACGTCTTGTCCGGCGCATTGTACAAAATGACCTTGCCGATGGGATATTCCGGCACATAGCAGATATATTCCGGGATGCTCCGCGTCGTCTTGAAACTGATCGCGTTGTACTGCTCCTTCGGGATGACGGTCAGAGGGAAGTCCTGATCGTTCGAATCCCGGATGAAGGACGACCCGTCCACGCGCCCGGGCCGCGTCGTGTTGAAATTTCCCGTCGGACCAATGGTATATTCCGCCTGCCCGATGACAAGGGGAAACGCCTCTTCCGTAAGCGCGTAAATCATCAGGCCGTCTGCGCTCCACGAATCAAGCATCCTGTTCAGGTCCGCAAGCCCGTCTTGCGCTTCCGCTCCGGTCATGTCGGAATCGGGAGAGACCGCCTTGATCTTCCGAAGC